TCCTATAATTTATATTATGATAATATATCATTTTGAAGTAGAATCAATTACATCAATAGGAGATACAACAAAATCAGAAGAGACAACACTATCAACATCCGATGAAGATGGTTTATGTCCAACAGATAAATCACGCTGTATCCTATCAATCTCAGAATCCAAACTAGCACTATGATTAGCATAATCACTAAAATCATAATTTCTAACATCGGGTAAATCATCAGTATAATTTTCATCATCTTCAATATTAGGTATTGTACCAGTGGCAAAACGCGTAAGTATCTGACGTACAGTTAATGTTTGGTCAGGTACAGTCATTGAAACACCTCTAAATGTTTCATAATCTTCAGGTCTACGAACATACGTAGCTTGCGAACGATAAGTCTTCATATCCTAATGCCACCTCTAGATATTCTATAACTCCGTAAACGACGGCTTCTACGCCCATGATGACGCCTAAAACCAAATCTTCTTCTAAATCTCATTATATAAAAAATTTTATTGTTAATAATAAAATCATTAGTGCAAAAATCGTACCAAAAAAAACCACCAAAAAAAGCTTGCAACTTTCTTTAAATGAAAGCTATGTCAATTAGCACTAATATATCAAGTATGTATTAGTGCTTTTATCTAATCGCTTTGCTCGTAAACCGACGCTACTACCATTGCCTATATTACATAACTGTCTGTGCTTCACTACGTTACGCTTTGACTGTTAAAACATTAAGGCAACAAGTAAGCGCAGGTCTGTTCTCTCGCAATAGGTGTTCTCCTGTAATGAGTATGCATAAATAGGAATAATTACCAAACGCCTATCGGCGATTTGTGTTCATAAGGGCATATGATTTTAACATGTGTTAGTTATTGAGCATTCTACACAATATCAAAGGCAAATGAGTTGCCTATCGGCAACAAACAAAAAAACCGCCATTTAGGCGGTTTCACAATAAAATAATAGTTTGGCTTAAAAATACAACAAAGAACTACTTATATACTAAAGCATAGGACTACCGAAGTAAGACATAGGACGACGCGCTGTAATATTATGAAAAATTTGACAGTAAAGTATATCCTCGTATAAATCTTCAACAGCAAATATTCGCCGAGTAGGATTACATTCAATGAAATCCTTATTCAATTTAGGCTCAACGACATGGCCATCAATCGCCTCCTCAGGAGGATTATTTCCAGCCGAATCGACAAAAATTCTACCCATATGCCAATAATCAAGTTCCGCCTTCATATCTCCATGAACCGTATTCGAATTAAAACGATACTCTGAATAGCGAGGAATATAACCAAATACACCATTAGGTGTAGAATCTCCGTCAACTCCTTCATAACCACCAGCATAGTACAACTCCTTGTTATATACTGGCTGCTCTCCAATATGCTGGAAATCACGCCAAAAATAATCGAACTTGTCTAACTTACTGAAATGTCGAGGGATACCTTGCTGATAAGCTGTACGAGGCATAACAGACATAATGGAAATAATATAACCATGCTCTTGGAAAAATCTTGAAAATGAAGCATTTGAACCTAAATTAATGCCATGTCCCGCCATATTGGCTTGAGGGGTATCTTGAGTTTCAGAAGTTTGAAGCACCTCAGATACCATAACAGGAGATTTACCGCCACCAAGAAATTCAGGACGCTGTAGACGACTATCAGGGGATTTCACACCAAAATGTACCTCTATAGACTCAACAAGCCGAGCACCAGCACGAGCATTCTTTTCCAGCCATTCTTGCAATCTAATAGCACGTCGCCAATCATTAATAGTAGTAGCATTAGCTTGAGTATCAACAGACAAATTGGCAGAATTGTCAATAGAAATAGCTCTACCATTAGGTATTATACCTGAAGGAGTTACAGAAACATCATCAGCACCAGTAAGAGTGAGTTGACCATTTTCTCCTTGTAAACTTCTAACTTGGTCAGGTACATTATCATTCCAAGTAACTGGTAATGAAGGACTTAAAGGAATACGCACAGGATTTCCCTTCTGTGCAAATGGTAGACAACTGGTGAAATAATCGTGCTCCCAAGCTCGACGACGAAGAACAAACAACTGTAACAAACTATCAGATGGAATATTATCAGGATAATTTAAATCACCATCTTGAAGCAGTGTCTGATAATCAATTTCTCCATCTTCCACAGATTCTAACATATCCTTCAATGATTCTATTAAATTCTGGTCACGATAATTCTCATTATAAATCATTTGATAGGCTAAGAATGGAAGCAACGAAATAGGTTCAGTAATCAGTCCATCATTAGCTGTAACTGGCAAACCAAGATAATCAGCTAAACTACCTTTTTCGACCTCGAGATTAACAACAACAGGCAATAATGAAGCATCAAGTCCATTCTCACCACCTGTAATAAATTCCGACCAGTGCTTCCAAAGTATACGATTCGGGACAAACCAATGATGTACATATACATTAACCTCGTGCATTACTGGCGCTATCATCGGCGCAAAACGAAGCAATTGAGATGTACTCATTGTAAATTTGTCAGAAGGTAACACCTCCTGAACATGAATTGGGACAAGCAAACCCATTTGAAGCGACATCTTTCTCTGACAAGAGAGATTAAATGTACTAAACTTGGGTTTCTTAACTTGAATTTTACTAAAAATAGACATAATCAATCTGTTTGTTTTAAAGTTTTAATAATCGCAGCATTAACCTTTTTAATGCGCTGAGCATAAAGGGGAGAATTACTCTGAGCTTTACGCTTATAAACATAATCGAGCATTTTATAACATCTTTGAACTTTTTCAGATTCATCAAATATTTTATCTCGATAATATCTGGGAAGAGGCAAATGAACATTGCCACGTAAAGTAACACTACGAGACACATCATTATGATAATAAGTGCGCATAGCATTTGTAAGAAATCCATATCCTAACTTTTTAGACATTAAAGCCTTTACAGGCACTCTATCATCGTCTACATCAACGACTTTATCATCTAGTATTTGTTTTAAACTATACTTCAAAGTGTAATAAATACTAGCTTCTTCTACATTTCCAATATGAACAAAACCATGATTCCACAAAGTCTGAAACTCATTCATATCAGTACAATTAAATATAATAACATGATAGTGAGGACGATAAGTATGAGAACCGTATTCGCCGGCGCAAAAATACTTTATAGGTTTATCGCATTTTTGAGCCACTTTACGGAGCTTTTTGACAAAGTTCTGAAAATCAGAATATTTTAAAGTCATATATCCATTACGCGAAAATGGTAACTTATCATCATCATAAGTCAAAGTACAAAAATAAGCAGATGTACTCGACTCTTTTTCAATAAGAAGGCGCAAATACCAAGAATTAATACGAGCTTTACGACACTCAAAACACTTTCCACAAGGAACTTGCATCATGTGATAATTATCAATAAATGACTTCATTACACCTTCTCTCTTTAACGTTACTGGACTAATGCACATACAAATCTCTTAAAGAATCTATCTCTCTATCAGTAGACTTAGGACGTCCCCATAACCATTGACCAGCACGTTTACGATAATACTCAATAGCACCTTCAGTCTTCTTATACTCTAAATTTTCACGTTCAAAATCATCAGCAGCAGGAGAATCAGATGTGCCCAAACACAACGCAACAAGCCGAGCAGCTAAAGGATCATTCCAAGACAAACCAGACTTAGCTAAACTAGTAGTTATTTGCTGAGCAGCATTAACTAAATCCTGATGTGATGCTTGTTTACCAAGTAATTTGATACGAGACAGTCCTTCCTTTACAGCAATCTGAGTTGAGGCATCCAAGTTTTTTATCTGATTCTCAACCTGCGCAATTCGCGCTTGAGTCAAATCCAAACCAAGTTTAGAAGATGCTACAACATTATCACGCAAATCTTTAGCCAAATCTAAATCATACTTAGAACGTGCCGTATCTTGTAATGCCCTAGCCGTTTCCGCTTGTTTCTTAAGTTCATCAGCCTTAGCAACTTGCGTAGCTTGCTGAATATTATCAATATCAGTTTGCTGTTTACGAGTAGATACATACGTTTGTATAGCGTCACCAAAATTAGGCTGTTCACGCACAGGTTGAGGATTAGGAGCAGGCATGGTTGCATTTCCTACATTTCCTTGACCATACATGAGATTAGGATTTAAATTAGCCTCACGAAGACGAGCCATTTGATTAATAGGCTTATTATACTCATTAGTCATATTAAACATCTCTTTCTCATGCTTCCAATTTCTTTCCTGTTGCTTCTTTGAAGCCGAACCACCGAAGAGAGAACTAACAAAATTTCCAACTCCAGAACCGATAGAAACTATGTCGCCGATATCCATGGTAATAATAATTCTCCTCTATAATTACGATTAGTACTTTCACACCAATGGCAAAATTGAGCAATAGTACCATGCTCAAGAAGCAAAGCATAATAATAAACATCATCTTTCATCATAAAAATCAATTTTATACTGAATAATCATTTTATTACCCTTAACACGAAAAACATCGACACTACGCATATCAATTTTCTTATCGGCTAAATCTCTATCATACAATACTTTTGTCTTCATATTTCCTATAATTTATATTATG